AGAAGACGAAGTTCTTGTAGCAGTGTGTTTGATAGTTTAGTTTTAAAAACTACTGAATGACCTTCGCCATATGTCTGTTTGTTATTAACTATACTTGCCATAATATTATTTATTGTACTAAATTATGAACAAAAGTCAAGGACTATTTCTTAGCTTTTATATGTTTAGCTATTTTCCTAGCATATTCTGGCTTTAAGAAGTCTATCTTCGCCCATGGCTTTTTATTATATCCTTCTTCTTCAGACCACCTTACGAACATTCCAACCTCTTTTCCATGTGCTTCTACTTCCCAAGGAGCATCCCAATAATCCATTTTCTTAGTATTGTATGCTTTCTTTTTAAACTTGGTTCTAAAGCCATCAGAATATTCGTACATATCGCCAGATGCCCACTGCTTGATATGTATCATTTCATGAGCGATAGTTTCTAGCATATGCCTTAGTTTAGATTGTTCTTCAACCTGTATCTTAAATTTTCTAGGACGATATTCTTCGTCATCAATCCAGGATAATCCCTGGACTTTCTCTTTAAGATATAAGTCTTTTTGAATTACTATGTTTACTGTGACAGATGTTCGGAGTCGAACATCCATGGTTTTTCTAGATACCCAGTGGGCAATCGAGCGGACAAGTTTTCTTGTCTCTGCGTCGCCACCTCTGACTCGGATGGTTGCTTTATCTCGGTACCATTTTGCCATCATTACTATTTAGTTCTCCAAGGATTGTTGAAACCAAGACTGCTTGGTCGGTAATACTGTTGTGATTATACTCTTCAATATAGGGCATAAGTTCAAAGTTGGATAATATATTAGATAGCTTAGTTTTCCTTGAATTAAGGAATTTATCGTCCTGATTATCCCCTCTAGAGTGGTGTCTTTCGTCTAGGGTACTTTGGGTCGCTTTTATGTAAATCATGCGTATCTCGTGCTCCTGAGCAACGATCTCGGCTAGAAAGGACGCTGTAAACAGCCTATCTCCTTCGAATACTATATTGACCCCAGATGGCTTAAAACTCTCTCTAAACCACTCTATCGCCTTTGGTTGTACTGCCATAGATAGTCTGTCAGTACCACTAAACATCTGAGATTCGTCGAAATAATCCTTTCCGAGAACAATGGTATTAATCTCCTCAGACCACATACCATATAAGAGATCGGTAAGTTTTACATCTTCCCATTTATAGTCTTTCATCCATGCTTTCATAAGAGTAGATTTACCAGTTGCTGGTTCTCCTCCGATAGCGATTATCTTACCCATTTAAAAAATGCTCTCCCCTGAATGGATATCCATCCACAGTAAATATCATTGCTCTATCTTTTATAGAACCATATAATCCTTCTTCCGATTCCATTCTTAACCAGTTTGGTAAACTATTCTCTCGCATATCTTTAAAGGTCTTTGTAATATGTTGTAGTCCATAATTATCTGCTCTTACTATTCTTTCCCATGCCATATCTGCGTACACTCCAGGATACCTATGACCGAAGAAGTGATTTTTAAAAGTACACATACAAGACTCCATAGTAAAGTTTCCTATATATTTTAGATCTGGGTTATTACTAGAAAACTCTTTTAGATATTTACTCGCTTCGTTCTTTACCATATCATAATCATCTTTATTATAACTTCCGTCAAATCCATTCGGTAATCTTTTATCCCAAACTATATCATCTCTACATAATAAAAAGAGCATACCATTTCTATGTGATTTACTTCCTGACTTATCTTCAAATAATAAATCATCACAGTCTTGGCCAAAGCCATTCAGATATACATATTCTAAATAAGAGAAAGAACTCAATCTTCCGAATGTATGATAATTATTATAGACTAAATCCCACAACTCTGTATAACTTTTAGTTGGCGATAACATCTCTGCTTGAGTACCATGTTCGGCAACTAACTTAGCATAACATTTTATAGAAGGAATAAGATCTTTCTTCTGGTATTTCCTATCTGTATCAAACTGTAATTGTTTCCATCCTTCGTTAAACCACTCTGTAAAATCTGTTAATTCATCATCTGCTTTAGGACACTCTGGTAGTTGCTCCATTATCTGCATAGAAGTAATAGGATTCTGTGTATTACCATTTAGAAAAGCGAACCATAATTTTGTTTCGTCATCCCAACTATGTTGTCTTGCTAGTAAGGGCATATACAAATAAACTAATCCTGGAAGAACACCATATCTTAAATTCATATCATAAAGTTGGTTGAAATATGGTTTTCTATTTTCTGGTAATCTACAGTCCATCAAGAGTTGCCCTTTCTTCTCCTAAGAAATAGAATCCATCTAAATTTTCTTTTAGAGGAAATTCTTTTATTGTTGTTTTATGTAATCCTGGAAGTGCTGCGAAGTAAACAGCATTCCTTCCTCTGATTGCTGCTCGTTTTATAGAATAGCCAAAGTTCTTATATAACCAAACTGAATACGCATGTATATAATCTTCTTTACTAGTTAATTCTTCAGACTCAAATATCTTTCTATACTTCTCGCCATGAATAGATATAGGATAAGTAATAGAAGTATCTGTCCATACAACTAGCTTTGGTTCGTTTTCAAATAAAGGAAAGAAACAATCTTTCCAGTCTTTATTAACTTTAAGAATACTAGAACTGGGAAGATCCATAAGTTTAATGTCAGCATCGTTTACTTCTTGAATAGCAGTCTTAGCATCTTGTAGTTTAAATACTGGTTTAAAATCCCAATCTTGTTTCTCAAGATGTTCAATACATTCTTTATCTAATTCACCTACAATATGCCTTCTAATATTAAAAAGTTTCTGTACAAGAATAGTTTGTACTCCGATGCCAGCCATATACTCATGACAACTATATGCGTCAGTATCTAATATATCTTCTAATAACCATTTCGTTGCCCAGCTTTTCGCAGCAACGAAGTCAGCATGCTCTGAAGCATAATGAAGATAAGATCTTTTATGTAAACTAACATCGTCTTCGCTCTGTAAAGAATCGAAATTTAATTCCCAAGTCTTACAGATTTTAGCAGTTTTCATTAGAAGAAACTTTCCAAAGATGTTGCTTGACTATCAGGATGGTATTTAACAACTGTATCATTTCCTAGTTTACTTTCAAGGAAGTCATACCATTCTTTCTCATCCCACATTCCAGGACTAATACCATTCCATAATGGTCTTTGTAGAGGATGCTCTTTATTAAGTCTTCGATGATTTACATAATCTTCTCTTGCTCTTTCATAATCCCAACTTCCTAGTTCTAGCATCTTCTCTCTAAAATAACATACGAAAGATATTCTTTCAGCACTATCGTCTTCCATAACCATAGGAGTGTTGCCATGTATTCCGTCATGATTGTTAATTAATAATAGATCTCCTGGACGAATATTAACAGCAACTTTATATTCAGGAAGTATTAAATAACCACCTGAGTATTTACCATTATTAGATACAACTGTAAGGTTAGAGAATCCTTCATTTAGATCTCCTTGGTCTCTGTGATAAGCAGTTCTAAAAGTTTTATTAACAGTAGCAGTAGTGAAAGCAGTTCCAGGAATAATAAATTTAGGATCTAGTTTACTACATGCTTCCATCTGTTTACCATATCTTACAGGTAATAGTTGTTCAAAACCTTTAGATAATTGTTGTAAGAAAGGAAAACCTCTCTCAAACTTTTCATAATTATCTCTAGTGTAAGTAGTAGGACGACCGAAAGGAATACGAGGATATCTATCAAAGTATCCTGCGATGCCAGAGAACACTGAGTTAGCATAAGAAGTTGTAGAGGTAAGTTTATCGTGTACCCTTGTTGCTTCAGCAATCATTTCATCTTTAGGTAATACTCTAACTTCGTCAACCCAGTTTTCAAATACGAAATCTTCTTCGGCTACTTTCTGTGCGAGCCATACTTTACCACGACTATCATCAGCAATATGTTCTCTACCTTTATATTCTTGCTTAATAGATTCTACTGGGTCTGAACCATCTAGAGTGGCAGAGGGTTTCATAAAATATTGTAATAAGGTATCGTGATAATTAGTCACCCAGTCACGAGTTCCTAATGCTACTGTTTTTTCTTTACCTGCTGCGAGTCCACGATTCTCAGTAGAACCTGCTGCTTCACGAAGTCCTTTATATGCTTCGTCTTGTTGTTCTTGAGTAAACCAGTTCTTCCTAAACTTAAATATAATGTTCGCTTCTGAATCTTCTTCACCCATAGGAGTGGGAGCATAAAAATCACAATCCCAATCACATAATAATTCATAGTCATTTTCATCACCAAATAAGCCAAGTTTGTCTTCACAGTCAAACTTCTTTGGTGCTGTTATAACTTTCGTCATACTTTAAATCCTTCCATACTTAATCGTTCACCTGCGTCACTCTTATCAAATACTGCTCCGATATCTTTTTCTTCTTGCCCAGAGTCCATAATATTAGTTTGAGCAGATGCTTCTACATTGTACAATCTCATTTTATTCTTATCAACCCCAACTACGAATCTCTTATAATAGTTAGGATCTGAATATCTATTTTTAAGTTGCTTAATCATCCACTGTCCCATATTATCAAGTTCTTCACTAGCAATAATCGCAAACATTAAATCGGCAGTCGCTGGTAAACCGAAAGACTCTGAAGTATCTTCAAGACCAACATCGGTATTATTATAACCACCTCTTGTAGTTTGAGTAGCTGATACGATAGGGCAGTTATATTCAACTGCTAGACCTCTTAGTTCCTCAGCAATAGATTTTATATAAGAATAAGTATTTACATTAGCACCCATTCTTAATCTTTGAGAAGCACAGATATTTAGATAATCAATAAAGATTATATCTGGCTTGAAACCTTTTTTCACTTTTAGTTCTTCAAGTAATGCTCTAAAGTGACCAGCATGAGCACCACCTGTCGGATATTCTTTTACAATCAACTTACCTTTATTATGGTCTTTAATTTTATTAATTCTTTTACTAAAGATATCATGGTCAACAACTTTAATTTCATCCATGCCCAAGTTTAATAAGTTAGCATCAATCCTTTCAGAGATTTTTTCTTCAGCCATCTCCATAGTAATATAAAGAACATTCATACCCTCAGCAAGAACACTAGAAGCATGATGACACATAAACAAAGATTTACCAACACCTGTACCAGCCATAGCAATATTAAGAGTCTTTTTACTCAAGCCACCTCTAGTAATGGTATTTAATAATTCAATATCAAATTTAATTTTTTCTTCTACTTTATGATAAAAATCATATCGGTCATCTGAATCTTCTAGATAATCATGACCAACAGAGTTATCAAAACATACACCTAGAGCATCCTGCATCATTTTAGGGATAGCACCCTTATCACGATTCTTATCTCTACCATCAATAATTTTAATAGAGTCCATAATAGTATTATGTACTGCTCGTTCTTTACACCACTCTTCGGATTTATCATACAACCAGTTATCGTTTACTGATTGCATATCTTTTAGATTGTTAAGAGTTTCTTGTATCTTTTTATGCTCGTCTTCAAATAAATCTTTACGAGCAAAGACTTCATTAGAAACCATCTCAGGATTAGGAACCTGACTATATTGTAGAAATAGTTTTTCAAACTCTTCAAATATAATTCGTTCACTTCGTTCAGCAAAATATGCTCCCTTAATAAAGGGAGTCACTTTACGAGTATATTCATCGTTCTGAAATAAATTAGATAATATAGTTTCTTCAATACGCATAATTTATATTCTAACCTTAATAAAGTTAAAAGTCAAGAGTCATCCTGTATAGGCTCTATTTCATCCTGTAATTGTTGGGAATACGAATAGGTCTCTGGCTCTACTGCTTTGACTGCTTCTTTCATTTCATCTTCGCCACCTCTAAAGAGTATCTGCTTTTCAGCCATCTGCTCTTTAATCATAGCCATAAGAAAGTCGCCAAGTATCTTCTCGACTTCAACCTTTGGTACTTGCCTAAATTTATCTGGACCCTCGATCTCATAAGTGTAATCGAGTTTTATAGTTCCAGCTTCTGTTGGTTGAAATGATACTTTACCAAACGAAACAATCTTATCCTCTAAAAGACCTTGCGTGATTCGGAGTTTCATGAAACCATGTTCGTTGGTTTCTTCTAAGACTTCGTGTGGTAGTTGTGCTTGAGAACTATCCCTTAATTTATCAGTATGATAATTTTCTGTTTCCCATTCTTCTTTTGCTTTTAAGTAATCTTCTTCAGATACATAATCTTCAGCTGAATGAATAGGCTCGTACTGTTTAGGATTATTCCCCTGTATTATCGTCGGCTTCTTGCTCATCTGGTACTATCTCTTCAAGTGTTGAACCACCATACATAAATTTAGTCTTAGTATAGTCATCAATTTTTTTAAGAACATCTTCAGTAAAATACTTTTCAGGATCGTTGGCGATATGTTTACCGAAAACTTTTTTTCCGTCAACAGTAATCCTACCACCAGCAGCATCCCAGATACCTGCTTCAACAGCAAGATCTGTTAGTCCATGATAACGAGAAAGTCCTTTCTCAAAGTTAAGTTTACATTCTACCTTAGAATTCTCTTTAGTAAATCTAGATTTTTGTGTAGTACATCGAATAATATTTCCTACAACTTCTGTACCATCTTTATCTTTACTCTTACCTAAAAATACGATTGTAGATGCAGCATATTTTAAACCACCTCCACCACCCATATCTTTCATAGGAACATAAGATCCGATAACATCATAAGTATGATTTGTTACAATCATTGGTACATCAAGCTGTGCGAGTTTTAGACTCAATACTCTGAAAGCACCTCTAACTAATTGTGCTCTCGTCATATCACGAGTATCTTTACCCTCTGCCACATCTGCTACTTCCTTAGTGGTCGAAAGCATACCAAGTGAGTCTAAACAAAATAGGATAGGTTTCCTTGCTGCTTCTGGCACTTGTTTATGATTTTCAAGAATGCGCACAGCTTGAGTACGAAACTCTTGAATAGTTGTGACTGGAACAATCACAAATCTGTTAGAATCTATATCTCTATCTTCGAGGATCTGCTTAGTAAGAGCTCCCTCTGTTTCAAAATATATTACACCTGCTTCTTTATCCATGTCTAGGAAGTTTTTAGCAATACCTAGAGCAAAGAAAGTTTTACCTGTAGAACTTTCACCAGCAAGGGCAGTGACCTTGTTTCCTGGAAGTCCACCATGTATAGATCCACTTAATAGAGCATTAAATGCGTAAGACCCTGTGTCAACAAAGCTGACATCAGAGTCTAGAGCATTTTCCGCAAGTCCTGCGTACTCGTTATCAAGATTATCTATAAGGTCGTTTAAATAACCAACCATATATTATTCTCCTTTATTAATTATGCGTCAATCGGATTAACAACAACTGGCTCTAATTTCTTCATTTGAATATTAGGTGCCAATCTGTTTTCTGTCTCAGACCATTTTAAACCAACATACACTCGATATAATCCATCAGCTGTGATGAATACATCCTTTTCCCACTCTTCGTATCCTGGAAGAGAAGTAGCAGTGATGACATTCTGAGTCGTACTTGTAGATCTTTCTACCATTACATCCTCTCCTTCACCAGAACCTTCTTCTTTATATATAGATTCGTTTTGAGTGATTCTACCATTTACTTGGTCAGCTAAATCAGACTTCGCAATAGTAGTGGCTTTATCGAGAGCAAACTGTAAATCATAAGATACAGAAGAACCGACACCATAAATGTATTTGTCGGCATCTCTATTCTTAATAATACCTTTTTTAACATCATGCTCTAAGTACCAAGTTGGGACTTTATTAAGCACTCCGTCTCTGTTTGCTTCTTGTGTTATCTTAGTTGTCGAACACGCACTCACAAATAAAGCAAGCATTCCAACCAAGATTATGGTTTTAAAATTTTGAAATGATGACATTGTAAACCTCCTTCACGATTTCAATTATGTTATTCGCTATATCAGGATAAAAATAAGTGAGAGCAATCCCGATAGCAATACCAATAATATATTTCATAATATAATTATCTCCTAGTTCATCTCTGTAATAAGTTTAACAAAGACAGAATACATCATAAGTTGAGTTGCTTCATATAATAGAGCATCTCCAGCATTCTTATCTGGGTCGAACTTTTGTTTTCCATTTAATACTTCCTCTTTACAAGTAGTTGTCTCGATCTCAGATACGATGATACCATTCCTAACAATAGAAGTAGTTTCTGTTGTACAGTTCGGTCCATATACCTTTGTAAGACTCTTGGTATAAGCTGGAGGAGAACACATAGTGACTCCTAGAAGTACCAATATAGATATTACTTTTTTCATATTATTCATATTCTACCCTAAAAAAACTTAAAAGTAAACCCATCGCTAAGTGCTTGATATTAAAAGAAATCCTCAAGACTCGCTGTTTGCCTTACTTTCCAGCCTAGACTTTGAACCATGATTTCTACAGGGTCTAGGAACACCTTTTCGAACATAAGGTCATAATCTACATATTCATGAATGCCGAACTCCTTAGGAACAACATCCAGGAAGGATATAACATTCTCCCTTATTACATTCGGTTTTTTAAGATATACGAATTTAATTTTTTCACCCTCTTTTATCGCACTATATCTGAGAGTTATATTCTTTTCCTTTAGATAATGATTATATAATAAAGCACCTCTAACATGAATAGGAGTTGCCTTACGATATATCATTGAAGAATCTTTATACTGTCTCAAGCCATTTACCGATCTAGGAAAAGCGATCTCTTCTACAGGCAGAGAGTTAAAATATGTTCTGGCATCTTCGATGAATTTATATAAATCATTCTGGTCGCCATGAAGAACTGTCGGGATAGCATTCTTTAGTAATTCACGAACCGAGTGGGGAGTAGAAGACTTAATCATCTCTAGACCCATAATCTTCATCTTAGGTTTTTTATAAGATACTCCCTCTGAATTATATACTGAAAGAACATATCTTTTCTTAGCAGTCCATAAACCTTTATCAGCTAGAACCTCTCGCTCCATAACCATCTTGTTAGCAAAAGCATTCTGCCTATCAGCAAGAATAGAATATTGTTCATTTATATATGGCAAGAATTTATCATTACATATTGTATCTAAGAACTTTATAGTTTTATTAATATCAGATTGTTTATCACCCATAACTTTATCAACAAGTTTTTCGAAAGTCACATAGATAGAATCTGTATCAACTGCGATAATATAATCTTCGTTCTTCGTACCTATTATCTTGTTTAGATAATCATTCATCCTATCGTGAATCCAACGAATAGATAATTGGCCAGAGGTAGTAATGGCTTCTGCCATCTTTAAATCAAAATATCTGAAATACTGATTACCCATCGCACCATAAGCAGAGTTAAGTGCAATCTTCATGCCCATCTGATAATTATTCTTACTTGATATAACTTTTAATTGTCTAGGATCGTTTTCGTTTTCATATAATTGTTGTGCCTGAAGCATTTCTTTTTTAGCAACCTTTCGTTGATTATAGAAGTCTTCCATAATAGAAGGAAATACTCCTCTAAAATCTTTACGATACTGAGAGCCATTCGCAGCAACTGCGTATTTAGATTCTTCGGCAGGGTTTTTAAGATAATGGTCAACACCCTTTTCAACTGATTCTTGTTGTAGGGTTTCGGGGGAGATATTATATTGCATAATTAAATGCGGATATAGAGAGTTTAAATCAAACGAAGCAACCCATTTATGTAAACCAACGATTGGTTCTTTTACGAATGCTCCTTCAAACTTAGCATGTTTATCTTCGTTAGACTTCGGTGGTATTACCACTTTCGCTTTCATTAGATAATTATGAATAATCATATCCCACATACGAACCTGAGAGAATACATCATCATAATTAATCTTAGCATTATATGCCATAGTTAGTTGAAGTTCGATTAACTTCATTTTATCTTCTAGTCTGTCAACTAATCTGGTATCAACGACATTATAATCAACAAATTTATTCCAGTCTTGTTTATAGAAGTCTGAGAATGTTGCGTACTCACTATGGTCAAGTTTCTTTTCACCAAGTTCAACGAATGCGATATTATCTAAACGATAAGATTCTTGAGCAGTATATGTATATTTTTTATAGAGATCTAGATAATCAAGTTGAGCGATACCTGCGATAGCGATAGCGAACTCTTTATTACCTTTTACGAATATCTCTCTTTCGTGTACTATCTTCCAAGGAGATAATCTACGAGCATGGTCTTCACCTATAACATGACACATTCTTCGCCAGAGATATGCTAGGTCAAAGAACTGAGAGTTCCATCCTGTAATAACATCAGGATAGTTTTCAATCCAGTAATCCATAAATTTATGAAACAGTATTTTTTCATCACGACAATATACATATCGCCAGTTAGAATGTTGCTTTGCGTCGCCTGTATATTCTTTCGTACCGAAAGTGACAGTTTCTTTAGAATGATTATCTTGTAAAGTAATAAGTAGAAGTTTCTCGTTGGCTCGTTCGATATTAGGGAATCCTTCTTCTGCTTCGGTCTCAATATCTATAGACCAAATTTTAATTAGATCTTTATCCCATTCAATATCGTTCTTAAACTCATCATGCATATATTGATAATGCCATTGAGTTTGACCATGAACATCCATCACTTCTTGATACTGATGAACGAAAGACTTTGCGTCTTTAATACTTGATTGTTGGATTTTATAGGCAGGTTGCCCTTTTAGAGTCTTATATGGAGTTTCACCTTTACCTCGTGTCACCCAGACACTAGGTTTAAAAGGTATCTTCTCGGCTCTTCGTTTCGTACCAGAAATATATCTGACTAGAAGCTGATTGCCATGAGGATGAACATTAGTATAAAACTTCATATATACAACTCTACTTTATTTTTAGTTAAAAGTAAAGTTATACAATTAATTTCTTTTCGGGAGTCACTATACTAGGACTTCCCCATATTCTTTTATATTCGTCTTTTAATTGTTGGGTTGGATTCACAACAGACTGAATGGCTGTTTTATAAAATATGATAGAGTTAGCTGGATCGCCATATGGGCAATAAGGTGCTAATCCTACTTGTGATTTTCCTTGGTCGTTAGGTTGCTCAGTGACTAGCATACTTGGAACTTTACATTCATATTGCTCTACACCGAAGTCGACAATCTCTGCTACAATAATCTCACCTGAGTTCATCATAAACAATTTTATATCTTCGTCTTTCATAATATCTCCATATTAAAGACTCCCCTCCGAAGAGGGGAGTTGTGTTAATTACTTAATGTCGATGACTTTAAGTTTCTTCTCTTCAGGGATAACCCTTTCAAGTTCGACGGAAAGCATTCCGTCTTTTAGAGTACCACCTTTGACTATAACATCATCAGCGACTGTAAATGTACGAGCAAAGTTTCTCTTAGAGATACCTCTGTGTACATATTCCTCTTCAGTTTTTTCTTCAGAAGGCACTGACTTAATAGTCAGAGTATTCTCCTGATGTTCAACTGTAATATCTTTTTTAGAAAACCCAGCCACAGCCATTTCAATAGCAAACTTCTCATCGCTGAGTTTTTTGATATTGTATGGTGGATAAGTTTCTTGTTTGTGAATTTCTCCGACTCTATCGAATGTATCGAATAGATTGTCGAAGCCGATTGAAAAGGGAGCAAGTCTGCTGTCCCTCCATATATTGTAATGCGTCATATTTTCCTCCTTATGAAGCGAGTTTAAATTACGAGAACCCATTATGGCATTCTCACATTATATATAGGTATCATTCTAAAAATTTCAAGTCCTTTTATATAAATTTTTTACGATACTCTAACGAAAAGAGCAGGCACTTTGTACCAGTTCGATCCAGCAGGGTCGTAAGAAATAGCTTGTTGTGGTCCCATGTTTCTCCAAGTGGAGGTACCACCTGAATCTAATTGTGCCCACTGGTTTACATCATCACTAGGATTATCTCCTGAAGCAGTCTGTGGTGGATTAAATGCACCTTGATATCCTGGACCTAAGTCAGAAGTTCCGACAGTACCAGTGTGATACCAAAGTTTATCTCCAGCAACAGTAGCACCAACAGCAATAGCATAGACATTAGTACCAGCAGTGGTATCAAATGCATAAGCCATGGCATAAGTTTGGTTTGCTCCTAAAGTTGTAGATGGTAAATTCGTTGTGTTTGTAGCAGTTGTGGCAAGAGTTGCTGTATCAGCATTTCCTGTAGTATTAGCATCTATAGATGCAGGCAATCTAGCTTTGTTTAAAGTACCACTTCCTATATTAGTGGCATTAGTTGTATCAGTAGTTGCCGATGCTGCCAGCGAAGCAGTTGCTGCTTTAGAATCTATCTGTGTTTGAGCATTAGATGATAGTGTATTAATATGTTGAAACTCTGTGTCAGTCACAGTTCCATCAGCAATCTTAGTTGCGTCAATCGCAGCAGATGCTTTTATATTAGCATCTTCGATATTAGTAATATTGTTTCCTGTTCCGTCAGCATCAATAGTTTTATTTGTTAAAGTATCAGTAGATGCTCCAGTTAGGTAGCCAGCATTATTTGTAAACATATCAACATTACCAGCTTTGTTGGTAAGAGTATCAGATGATGATGCTGTAATATATCCACTATTATTAGTGAACATAGAAATGTTTCCAGACTTATTAGTAAGTGTATCTGTAGATGAAGCTGTTATGAAACTTGATAAATCGGCAGGAGTATTAGTAAATACACCTGTAACATTATTAAATGATAAAGATCCTCCACCTGATGCAGTAGCATTAATCGCCGATAAGTCAGTATATAAGATACCAGCTGTATCAGATCCAGGTTGCCACTCACCAGCAGAAGTGTTATATTTTAATACTTGACCATTAGAAACTCCAGTCGTATTAACATCTCCTAGAGATGCCAAGGTCACATTCGCACCTTGTAATGCAGATACTAGATTTCCGTAAGTGATATGTTTGGTAGTAGATACAGAAGTGTCAACTATCAGTAATTTATCTATCGACTCTGGGGTCGTTAATACTGGTAGTTCACTAATTTTTGCGTCAGCCATTTACTCTCCTTATTTTTTCTTCCCAATATTATATTTAGGCACTAATTCCCAAGAAGATTTATCTTTATGGGATAGAACCTTTATCTGAGACAAGGATGCTTTCGGCTCTGCTTGCTCAGGTTTTACAATTTTTAAGAGCTCCCAATCCTGTAATAATACAGCGATTGTATTCCTTCGCTCTATATCATTGTTGGCTATATTAGATTCTTTACCATCTAATGCGAATAGTTCTTTGAAGTGTACGATGAAGTATTTGCCTTGTTTATGTAGAATATGACAAGACTGAAATAGTTTGTTCTCAGTACGAGAAGAAATACCAATTCTTGTAAGGGTTTCTCTAACTTTTAGAAAATTGTCTGGCTCTGGTAGAGTCACTTCTAACATAGACTCTGGAGACCAATCGTAATGTATCATTTCAACTGACATTTTTATTTACCACCTTTATTTAATTTTTTTTCAATTATGCTCATCTGGTCAGTTGTTAATATATCCATCACCTGACGAGCCTTATCTGGAGAATATCCATAATATTCCATAACCAGCTTTAAGGACTCGGTCTGCTTTTCAGCTTTATGCCACTTCGAAAACCTTTTGCCTTTCGTTATAGTATTTAGTAAAAAGTAGTATTGCCAACCCTTTGGAATGTCATGATAGCGATTCATCATGTTCGCTTGCATAATAGTATCAGGGAAATAGCCAAGTCCACGATTAACTATGAAAGAAGCATAGTCTTTCTCGGCAAGAGGATTATCCTTAAATAGATCCTTCTTGTCGTTAGTGATGTTATTTATATAAAGGAATGGATTTGCCATTATTTAAACTTACAGGATGCCATTATCTCTGTAAGTGCTGCCATTTTATTAAGTTCATGGTCAGCAACGAATGCTGCTTTATATTGGTAATCTGCTAGAATTAGAACCATCTGTGGTACAGAGTCAGCTTTCATTTTAGCATTAGCATTGTTAAATAAATCAGAAAATAATTGGGTGGTTTCTATATCACTATTTTTAGCGACCCATTTACGAACCTCTTTGAAGTTCTTATCTTTCAGTAGCGAGAACAAATTATTCCAAGACTCATCACTGACATTAATCATAATGCCAGCATCTATCTTACCAGATACCGAGTATCTCTGTAGTTCGTTTAATACTCTACGAAAGTCAGGGAAGTGTTTTTGTATTAGTTCTACAACTGCTTTTTGTTCAAACTGTATTCCTTCTTGGCCAAGAATATATTCTATCCTTTTATAGAAGGCAGTAGCAACTGCTGGTTTTTCTTTACCATCAGTTCTAAATTCTACGACAGCACATCTAGAGTGAAGTGGCTCAATAATTCTATTCTTAAAATTACAGGTAAATATAAATCTACAGTTTCCAGAGAACTCTTCGATAAATGCTCTCAGTGCTGGCTGAGTACTGTTCGGATTCAGATAATCTGCTTCATCAAGAATAACAATTTTCTTTGAGTCTGTCAGGGAAACAGACGAAGCAAAGTTTTTGATTTTTGTTCGTATCACATCAATGCCAGATTCCTCCGAACCATTAATGAACAGATACTCAGCACCGACTTCGTTGCAGAGTGCTTTGGCTACAGTAGTCTTACCACAGCCAGGAGTACCACAGAACAGAAAGTTCGGCAGTTGCCCACTCGCAACAAACTCTTTAAATGTGTCTCTTAAACTTTCGGGAAGGACACATTCGTCAATAGTATTAGGTCGATATTTCTCGACCCAAATAAATTGTTCATCCATAATATAAATCTCATAATAAATTAAAAGTCAAAAGTAGAGTCTGCTTCTACTGCGATGAAATAAGTCAAGTCATTCATCTTTGAAGCAAACTTAGAGATTCTTTTCTTAGAAATAGAAACTTCATAATCTCCTTCAAGCATTTTAAAATTATCAATCCTAAAATTTACTTTGAAGTTTTTATCAGTAGTACCTACGATAGAATCCCAAGCATTAGATGTAGCATTCTTTTTATCTGCTACAAGCACAGTAATATTACCATCCGCACCTATGAAAGATACATCATTAGATCTTAGTACTGATGATGTTTTCATAATCATATCATATGCTGAACGAGGAAGATCGAATTTAATATCTTCATCTACAGGAAGAGCATCTTTAGTTGGTGATGCTAATACTGATGGATCCGCAGCAAAATATTTTACTTTAGATTTACCATTTGCCACAGTGACAAACTTTTCATCAAACGCAAGTTCGGGATCGTCAGCAAATAAGCTGTACACACCCAAGAACTCATTTAAGTCATAGATACCGAAGTCTCTGTCAAAGGTTTCTTTAACAGATACTGAAGCCATAACATTTTTTTGTGCGGATATGGTCGATAACCTATCCCCACTCTTAATAAGAATATTGCCATTAATAGTAGCAAAGTTCTTAAGGACACTCAAAGTTTCTTTCGAAAGTTTCATAACAATTATTTCTCCTTGTTGTTTAAATCATGTTGATGTAATGCCATCAACGCATAGTGAAGTATTTTAAATATGTCAGATCGATTAAATCCATCTTTCTTACCATACCTTTGGGCATACGTCAAAACATTGCCCATAAAAAACCCCATACCATGACCACAGTCAATTATAAATTCACTCGCTTGAAACGAGTTCTTAGAATAGTGACCACCATAAGTCTTATCAATATATTCTTTAAATTCATCAATTAATTTATCTTCGGAAAATTTGTAAGGTGGCTCGAATAGGTCAGCCACAGTAGTGGGTTTTTTATCTTTCATATTATCCATTCTATATTAAAAAAACTTAAAAGTAAAGTGGCGAACTCAACAGGACTCGAACCTGTAATACAAGTTTAGAAGACTAGTGTGATATCCAGTTTCACCATGAGTCCCAACCACTGTAAAATAAAACAAGAGGGTAGGAGATGGCAGTCCTACCCTCTCTATCATCAGCTATCGTCAGTCAATAACAGATGAATCCCTCAGGTCAGGAACTGAAGCACTACCCTCTTCTGTATGAGTAGATTCGATATCTATACCGAACTCCTTCAGTTCCTTCACGAAATCGGCATCTTCCTCGTCTTTTATGACAAACTTTGGTTTCGGTAAACGAGATATTCTTATATCCTCTGCTTCACGAACAGCCATCTCAGGATCCGCACTAGGTGCAGGAAAGAAATAGATGCCTTTATCGATCTTGTTAATTTTGTAATTCCAATTAGGTGTACCAATCTTGGGGAACGAAGGATCTTTCGCATGCTTTTCTTTTAGCTTAACGATCCCTTCAGTACATTGCTCAAGAGTAATAGCACCACCAGATGAGAGGTCTGGGTAGATCTCTATCATGTTATCTACCCATCGTCTCTGAAACTTAGTCAGGTTGTCGTATCCTACTAATTCCATTTATTCTTCTCCTTCAGTTTCAACAGTTGCTGGGTCAACAGAAGAGCCAACATCCTCTCCTCTGCTGATTTTATTAAAGAGGTCTAAGAAAGCCATCTTAGTGACTTCGTCAAACCTGTTTAAACAAAGTTCAATCGCTTTGTCATACTGACCGAAGATAGAGACTGCTCTCACGATGTGAGTCAATCTTCTAGTTGTAATGTTCTCATCACAACCACCATCATCGAAAGTCTTACGAACAACTGCTGCCCACTTAACCAAGTTTTTAGCAAAGTCGCCAGAGTCTTTAATCTCATAATGAGAGATTAAGTTCTCAACAATCTTTAACTCAACTCTTTCTGTTGGGTAAGGTTGATTGAAAGTCACAGCAAACCTTTCAAGGAATGCTTCGTTAAGGACATTCGTACCGATGTATCTACCATCGTCAGATCCTTTACCTTTCGTGTTCGCTGTAGCGAAGATGTTAAATCCTTTAGCAGGAGTAATCATTTCATTTTTTAGTTTGAAATAAAATGGCTTTCCTTCAAGGATAGGTTGTAAACAAAGAAGTGTGTTAGCACCACCTGCGTCTATCTCGTCAAGAAGAAGTGGGATACCAAATCTCATGGCGATAACAACAGGACCTTCTACGATCTCAACATTACCATCGACTAGAGTCTTAGAACCAATCAACTGGTCTTCATCAGTCATCGTGTTTAAGTTTACACGAATCAGAGGAGTCTTAGTCTTAGCACAGATCTGCTCGACAGAAGTAGATTTACCATTACCAGTCGGACCTGCTATATAAGAAGGATAGAACATACCAGACTTAACAATGTGTGCTAAGTCACGATAGTTTCCGAAAGGAACATAGTTTTTATCTACAGTTGGAATTAAACTGTTTTTATCTACAGTAGTAGAAACAGCAGAAGATTTTAGTGGTACCACTTTCTCTTCAACAACAGTTTCAGCAGAAACTGGTTTAGAAATAGAGCCACCAGGAATAACATACAGAGCAGGTTTAGCACCCTCTACACGATTATCCCATATTGAACCTGGAATAGAAACTCCAGATTCCCTAACAGCAATAAGCTGTTGCCTAGTCATTTGACTAGACTCACTGACTTCAGGAAAAAGTTCGTATGCTTTTTCCAAAAATGCAGTTTCTTTTGATAAGTTTGTCATAATATATACCTCGCTTTTTAATTATCAATACAAGTATTCTACTAAATTTTGACCAAAAAGTAAAGGAAAATCTTCACTTTTTTATATTATTTTATTATATAAAATCAATTACTTATAACCTGTTTTAGACTATCCCCACATCATTTTTCTTCCAATTAGCGATAAAATCGGAAAATTGCT